GTGGGGCCCGTCCGAATTCAGGGCGGCCCAAGGGCAGCGCAAATAAGCGCACCCAGGAAATCGAGGAAAAGCTGCAAGGGATGAAGTGTGACCCTATCGCAGGTCTTGCTCGCATTGCCGTCATGGCTGAAGAGGATGCGCAGGCAGCGGAAGACCCCGCCGGCCGCATTCCTCACATGCAGTTGGCAACCAATTGCTACAAGGAGCTGGCTCAGTACATAGCCCCGAAGAGGAAGGCCGTGGAGGTCAGCCAGGATCCAGAAAACCCGATTATGACCGAGGATCAGATAGATGCTCGACTCGCAAGCCTTGCCGGACTTATCGCGCCTGTCTCTGGACCAAAAAAGAGAGCTGCTCGAGCTACTAGAGGCAAAGGAAAGACTACGAGCGGAAAATAGGATACGGGAATACTACCCGGCATCCGGCCCGCTGCGCCGCGAGCTTTACCCCCGACACATGGAGTTCTTCTCCTCTGGTGCTACCCACCGGGAGCGCTGCTTTATGGCAGGCAACCGGGTAGGGAAGACCGAAGGGGCGGGCGGGTACGAAACCGTACTGCACCTGACCGGCGATTATCCGGACTGGTGGGAGGGAAAGCGGTTCACCAAGCCGATTGTTGGCTGGGCTGCCGGCGATACCAACGAAACCACCCGGGACATCATTCAGCGCAAGCTGGTTGGCCCGCATGGTTACGAGGGCACCGGGCTGATACCAAAGTCCAAGATCATCAAGACGACGCCGCGCTCAGGCATTCCCGGCGCCATTCTGGATATTTACATCGAGCATGTGTCAGGCGGCACCAGCGTGCTGACCCTCAAGTCCTACGAGCAGGGCCGCAAGAAGTTCCAGGGCACGGAGATTGATCTGGTGTGGCTCGATGAGGAGCCGCCCGAGGACGTTTACAGCGAGTGCGTCACCCGAACCATGACCACCGGCGGCATCGTCTACTTGACGTTTACCCCGCTGGAGGGCTTGAGCAATGTGGTGATGAGCTTCCTGCCGAAGGAGTACCAGCTCAGTGCCTGAAATCAGCCCCAGCAAATACCTGGTCATGGCTGGCTGGAACGATGTGCCGCATCTGGACGAGAAGGCCAAAGCAGAGCTGCGAGAATCAACGCCGCCGCATCTGCGCGATGCCCGGGAGTTCGGCAAGCCGTCCCTTGGCTCTGGGGCCATTTACCCGATACCGGAATCGGAGATCGTCTGTGACCCGTTTCAGGTGCCCGGCCACTGGCCGATGGTCTACGCCATGGACGTGGGCTGGAAGCGCACTGCGGCTATCTGGGGTGCATGGGACCGCGAGAGCGACACCGTCTATCTCTGGTCCGAGCATTACCGAGGCAACGCTGAGCCCAGTATCCACGCCGACGCCATCCGCTCACGGGCGGACTGGATACCGGGCGTGATTGATCCGGCAGCAAGAGGAAGAAGCCAGCACGATGGTGAGCAGCTGATGTGGAAATATCAGCAGCTTGGCCTCGATCTTGTCAAAGCAAAGAATGCGGTTGAGTCCGGAATATTCGAAGTCTGGCAGCGCCTTTCCTCGGGTCGCCTTAAGATTTTCAGCAGCAATCAAAACACGCTGGCGGAGTTCAGGCTCTATCGTAGAGATAAAAAAGGCCAAGTCGTAAAGGAAAACGACCACCTGATGGACTGCATGCGCTACCTGGTCATGTCTGGCCTGGAGGCCGCCATCACCATACCCGTTTACGTTCAGGGCAACAGACGCTCCGTTGAGGGGCCGACAGGATACTAATGAATCTCACCGATATTCTTCAGTCTGACAACCTTGTGGTTGATCTGGACGATGCAGACCTGCGCGACATGCAGCGACAGGTGCTGGATCAGTACGGCCAGGACGAGCAGTCCATGGGCGACTACCTGAAGAAGTACAACAAGGCGCTGGAATTGGCCCGAATGGACTCCTCGAAAGTGGAGACCAAGCTGAAGGGCGGCGCCAAGGTGATGATGCCCTACATCATGGAAGCGGCAATCGACTTCAACAGCCGCGTTGTGATGGAGGTGCTCAGCCGCGACGACATCGTGTTTGCTGACATCAAGGGGCCGGCTGGTGATGAGAAAGAGGCGCGCGCGCGGCGTGTGACTGAGTTCGCCAACTATGAGGTGGAAAAGAGCCTCTGGAAGCGCATCACCGACAAGGAAATGATGGCGCTGCCGGTTGTTGGCACCACCTACAAGAAGACCTGGTGGGACGATGTGCGCGGCACGCTGTGCACCGGCCTGGTGATGGCTGATGAGGTCATCTTCAGCCAGGAAGTGGACTGCTTCGAAGATGCGCCACAAGTCACCCACAAGCTCCAGATTTCCCGTAACCGCATCGTCTCCATGGAGCGTGCAGAGCTGTGGGATGTCGATGTCGACAAGCTGGACAAAGAGAAGACTGAGTTCGAGTTCTGCGAGGTCTATTTCACCTACGACCTGGACGACGATGGATATGCCGAGCCCTACATCGGCATGTACTGCAAGGAACTGGATGCTCTGGTCCGTGTGGTGCCGAACTTCGAGCTGGAAGACGTCACGCTGAACCTGCAGGGCGAGGTGGTGGACATCAAGCCCACGGCCTACCTGACGCAGAAGCAGCTGATTCCTGATCCGGAAGGCTCCCCCATGGGATTGGGCTTCGGGATCCTGCTGCACGACATGTTCCACACCATCAACACCAATACCCGGCAGATGATTGACGCCGGGACGCTGGCCAACATGGCGTCGAACTCTGGCCTGATCGCCCATGGTGTGCAGCCACGCGGCAACCAGGCGTCGCAGTTCCAGACCGGTGAAGTGGAAATGGAGCTGGGCGTCTTCAAGCAGGTGCAGGTGGCCGGCGGCAATAGCCTCCGCGACTCGGTGATGCAGTTCCCGTTCGCTGGTCCCAACGCCACGCTGTACCAGATGATGGTGCACCTGGAAGAGGCTGCGCGGCGCATGACTGTGGCCGGCCAGCAGGTTGAGGCCAGCGCCAATGAGGCAGCCAGCTTGTACTTGGCCCGTCTGCAGCAGGCACTGAAGGCGCCCAATGCCATGATCTGGCGCGTCTGCGAGGGCTTCAAATCCGAATTCAAGGCCATGTTCCGGCTGCTGTTCCTGCACGGGGACGACAAGCAGTACCAGTACGTGGTGGATGAAGAAGCCAGCCTGCGTGAGGACTTCAACCCGGATGATTGCGACATCGCCCCCACGCTGAACCCATCACAGGGCAGCGACTGGGAGAGGCTTGCCCGGGCCGAGGCCGTATTGCAGGCCGCCCAAGGTAATCCCCAGATGCACAACGTCCGTTACGCCTACGAGCAGTATTACAAGGCCATGGGCGTTCCCGATATTGACCAGTTGCTGCCAGAGCCCGACCCGAATGCGGTCGACCCGATGCAGCAGCTGCAACTCCAGTACGCCCAGATGGAAGCCGAATTCAAAGACCGCGAGATGGCGGTCAAGGAAGGAAAGCTTGCACTGGATCAAATGAAGGCCGTTGGCGAGATGCGCCAGCAACTGGCCTCCATGCAGGTAGATGCCGAAAAGGCAGATGCCGACCGCGTGAAAACCTTGACCGAAGCCATGAAGAACCTTGCGCAGATAGCGGACATGGAAGAAGCCAAGGCAATGAGAACCCTGGAAATACTCAACAGTGGAGCTGCAAATGGCAGACAAGTACCCACGGATCAGCCGGGACGGAATACGCCTATGGCTGGAGGATCCAACAACCCAATCGTTCCTCAAAACCCTGGAATGGTACCAGGACCAGCTGGGGGACGTGCGACGTAACGCCACCTTTGTGGGCGACACCAACGACAAGACCGCCGAAAACCTGTTCCGCAATCTGGGTGCGACCCAGGCGGCAGAGGATTTCAGGAATCCCATGCGGATTTTCGAGCAGTACGAGCTGGTCAAGGAGGAGGTGGCATGAAGGATAAGGCGACAGGATTTCGAGTGATCGTGAGGCCGCAGCAGGTGGAGCGTGAATCCGCCGGCGGCATCGTGAAGTTCCATTCGGACGACGAGTGGGAGGCCGCACAGCGAGCCAATGACGTGGGCGAGGTGGTCGATATTGGCCCGGCAGCGTTCCAGCTGGACCGATTCGGTAACGACAGCCCCATCAAGGTGGGCGACAAGATCCGCTTCAAGCAGTACGCGGGCCACTTGTTCCGCTACAAGGACAGCCTGGACCGACCCACCAGCGAGTTTTACCAGATCATCAACGATGATGATGTTTTGACCATTATCGAGGAGTCAGAAGATGTCTGATCAACCCTCTGCCGTCCCGCAGGATATTCTGGACGGCCTGGCAGCCGAAACCCAGAAGATGGGCGGGGCGCCGCAAGCCATGGCTGAGCCGCCGGAAGAGGCTGAAGACGATCAGCCGGAAACCCTGGATGCGCCCGAAGCC